ATCTTGTACAATGTGATGACCAAAACAACACACCAGCAAGAATTGATAGAAACGAATTATGGGTTGACGTTGCAATTGAGCCAGTAAAAGCGGCTGAATTCATTTACATCCCAGTACGTGTTCTAAACACAGGTGAGATACAAGCAACAGCATAAAGAATACCCCGAAAGGGGTATTCAATGTTAAAGATAAATAAAGATACAGGAGATTAAAAAATGGCAACAGCCTCACAATCATTGTTCAACATGACAGTAGCGTCAGACAACGCCGGTGGAAACCAGGGCTTGTTGATGCCCAAATTACAATACCGTTTCAGAGTTAACTTTTTGAGTTTCGGTACTGGAGCAACCATTGAGTTGACTAAACAAGTAATGGATCTTAACAGGCCACAAATCAGTTTTGAAGAAATTACTATACCTATTTACAACTCAACATTGTATTTGGCAGGTAAGCATAGTTGGAATGAATTGACAATTAATGTTAGAGATGATGCTCAAGGTAGTGTTTCTAAACTAGTTGGTCAACAAGTACAGAAACAATTAGATATGGTTGAACAAGCTTCAGCCGCTACTGGACAAGATTACAAGTTCCAAACAAACATTGAAATCTTAGACGGTGGTAACGGTACTGCTGTTCCTCAAGTATTAGAAACTTGGGAATGCTATGGTTGCTATTTAAAGACAGCTAACTATGGCGCATTAAACTATGGATCGAATGAAATCGCAACAATTGCATTGACAATTCGTTACGATAACGCAGTTCAGTCTCCATTGACAAGTGGCATTGGTACAAACATCGGTCGAATCTTAGGTGGTTCTACTGTTACTGGTATTGGTTCTGGTCAAGGTTAATTGATTACTACAAAGGCCTAATAAATGGCTGGATTTTTTCCAAATTTACTTAAGGACGTTGCCGGAGGATTCTTCGGCAACGATTACCTTCGTGATTACACCCATGCGGCAAAAACATTTAGACCTAATGCATATCAATATGCACCCAAGTTTAAGTTTCTATTCCATGTATACTTTGAAATAAATCCCGCAGTTTACGCAGTTGGATTATCTACGGGCACAAACTTTGGACTAGCAGTTAAAACAATTAAATTACCTTCATATACCTTTGACACACATATAATGAATCAATACAATCGTAAGCGTATTGTTCAAACAAAAATCAAATATGATCCTATAGATATTGCGTTCCATGATGATAATGGTAATAGCATACGTAATATGTGGTATAATTATTACACATACTATTATAAAGATGCTAATAAACCTGTTCTCACTACAACAGGTCCAGTGGGTCCTCAGTTACCCAGTGATCAACCTCTAAATTTAGCCGCAGATTATAATAGTAGAAATTTATATAAGAATTCAATTACCGGTGATGAAGATTGGGGATATATAGGTGATACATCAACTCCATCACAATCTACATTGAATTCTTCAATAGGAAATAGTAAAATTCCTTTTTTTAAAAATATACAAGTGTATGGTTTCAATCAACATAATTTTGTGTTGTATACATTGATAAATCCTATTATTACAAGATTCAGCCACGATACATATGATTATAGTGTCGGCAATGGTACAATGGCAAATACTATGTCAATTGATTATGAAACTGTAAAATATGCCGAAGGCGCATTAGATGGAAAAGCACCAAGCAATACAGTACCTGGATTTGGATTAGATGCAAATTATGATAGAACATTAAGTCCTATTGCACGATTAGGATCTAATCAAACTATTTTAGGGCAAGGTGGTCTGGTAGATAGTGCAGGTGGTGTATTATCAGATTTAGCAAGTGGAAATATTTTAGGTGCAGCCAGAACGGCCGGAACTGCATATAATACATTTAAAAATGCAAACTTAAAACAAGTTGCAAAGTCAGATATTACTGGAATACTTACACAAGCAACTCAACAATCATTACCGGGTAGTGTTAGAGGTAACACATTCTATCCAGGTTACGGTGTTACTCCTGCAGGTAATGCTAGTGCCGGTGCACCAACAATTAATGCTTTGTCATCTCCTGCAAAGATTGGTCCAACATCTGCTGGCAAGCAAGGTTAAATGTATAAATACTTTTAGGAGATTTATACATGGCTAGAATACTTGACGCACGAACTCAACTTGATTCAACGGTAAGAATATTTGATGACTTTTACGCATTTGACTTAGTAGTCAATGGTAATGAGTATGATATTGTTCACGGATATTTTGTATCAGTATGCGATACAAAACAAATAGCCGATAATTTTACAGCAAACTTATTTAGAATCTCACAACAAACTCAAATATCAGTATTAGAATTATTAAACTATATCAAAGGTCTTAATAATAAACTAGAAATGAATACTGTTATAACATACTATCTTAACACTTTTAAAAGTAAAACATCATTATACGGTATAGGTACACTTCCACAACCTAATCAACCTGTTGCTAGAAATATAGTTCTGTAATGGCTAAATATGCACAGGGTTTATTCACACCCAAGAACCCAGGAAAATATATAGGTAAACACACGCCTAGATATCGCAGTGGTTGGGAACTTACGTTTATGACCTTCTGTGATAGTAATAAAAGTGTATTGTATTGGGCAAGTGAATCATTCAGTGTTCCTTATCGTCACCCATTAACAGGCAAACCAACAATATATATACCAGACTTCTTTGTAGTTTATCAAAACAAGTATGGTAAACAAATAGCCGAAGTAGTAGAAATCAAACCCAAAAAACAAAGTCTGATTGAAAGCAAAGTTGCAAGTGCTAAAGATAGAATGGTCGTAGCAATCAATCACGCCAAATGGCAAGCCGCTATGGCTTTCTGTAAACAACAAGGGTATACGTTTAGAGTAATTACCGAAGATGACCTTTTTCATCAGGGTAAGGGAAGGTAAATAAATACTTTATGACCAAAAAATTAGAAGATTTATTTGAACTCCCGGAAAATAATGATAGAGGTATCACTATTTCTCTGCCTGAAACTATGGAAGAAATCACAACTGATACAGCAGAAGCATTAGATAAAATTGAAGCCGCATTGCCACAAGTCAGAGGACTAGAAGCAAGTGATACTGAAATGGATGAACTTGCTAGATTAGCAACAGACAGCTATAAAGATTTAATGGATTTAGGTATGCAGGTTGATAGTCGTTTTGCCAGCGAAATCTTTAATAGTGCTAGTAGTTTCTTAGGACATGCTATAACATCTAAGACAGCTAAAATCAATAAGAAGCTAAAAATGCTTGATTTACAACTTAAAAAAGCGGCTTTAGATCAAAAAACAGCAGGCAAAGAAGAAGAAATAAATGCTACACCATTGGGTGAAGGTAAGACGCTAGACCGTAACGAGTTGTTGAAGATGTTGGCAACTAAATCAACAGATAAATGATAAATACAGAATACAGGAATAAGAAATGAAAAGCCTAAAAACATACATAACCGAAAGTGTTAAATCTTATAGATACACTATCAAAATTGCCGGTGATGTGGATAAGAACTTCATAGATATGTTTAAATACAATCTAAACAAGTTTGATCCTATCAGAATTGCTGATCCAGTAAAGACACCTATTCAAAAGGATCCATATGGATTTCCTAATTTGAGTAATCAGTCTGTTACTATCATCAAAGCAGATTTTCGCTATCCAGCAACAGAGCCAATGATTCAACAGATTGCCCAACTATTAGGTTATCAAGTTGATATGGTTCGTGTAGTTACAACTGATTTTAATGACAGTATCAATAGTGAAGCCGATGGTTATGCTAATGAGATGAGTCATAATCCATTACTATTACATACTGAATTAGAAGAACAGCCTGGCGCTAAAGAAGCTAATAAAGCATACGGTGATTCATACTTACAGAGTATTAAAGACCAAATGAAGGGTTCAGAGATTGATATTCCTTATGCAGGAACAAAAACTCCTAACGCATTCGATCCATTCAAGCCATACTTGGATGACAAACAGATGGGTGATAATAGCCCAATGAGTAACATCAAACGTCCACCGTTGCCAGCAACTGGTGCAAGAGCATCTAAATAAAAGGAATATAAAATGAATTTCAAAAGTTTATTATCACAACTAGACCAGTTGAACGAAGCAACAACAAAAACAAAAACTGGATTAAAGCATACTGCTGAACCAGGTGGTTATGGCCGTAAAGACGATGAAGATGAAGATGGCAATAAAATTAAAGACAAATCTACTGAGAAAAAAGGTAAGGGCCGTCCAAAGAAAGCTACATCCACATCAGGTGAAGATAAGAAGTATGACTTCAGTGCGTTTGGTGTAACTAAAGGTAAAGATGTTAAACTACCTAAATATGATAAAAAGAAAACTAAGAAGCATAGTATTAAAGAATATCTTGACCAAATGTATGCACCATTGAATGAAGGTGGCTATACTACTGCTCCTATGCCAGGCGCTGTTGCAGTTAAAGATGCGGCAGGCAAAGTTGTTGCAACTGCAAAAAACCCACAAGCAGCCGCAGCCTTTCAGAAAGGTGATATAACTCTTGGAAATCCAGACGAAATGAATGAAGAAGATATTGGTAAGCATAACAATGCTACTACAGGCTTTGACGCATTAGTTCGTAAACTAACACCTAAGTATGGTGTTGAGGCAGCAAAGCGTATTGCCGGTGCACAACTAAAGAAAATTCGTGAGGCCGATCAGCCACCTCGTGATGCTTTAGCTAGTCCATTAACAATGGAAAGCCGAACAAAAGCTGATGATAAAGCAGAGAAGGCTGGCAAGAAAGTTACCAAAGACTTAGAATACGATATGGGTCACAAAGGTAAAGATGACAATAAGGCTGAGAAGGCTGGCAAGAAAGTTACCAAAGACATTGAGTATGATGAGAAACATAAAACCAATGAAGCTAAAAAGCCAGATGCTAACAAAAACGGTATCCCTGACTATGCTGAAGATGGCAAAGGTAAAAACGATTTGAAGAAAAAGAAAGTTAAAGAAGGTATGGAACATAAACTAAAAGCAGCCTATCACGCTGGTAAAGCACATGGTCTAACAGGTGGTTCACACTGTGGTAAGAACTATGAAGATATGGAAGAAGCAAGACAATATCACGAAGGCTACAAGTGTGGTCTAGATGAGTGCTATGGTCAAACACCAATTCAAGGTTATGTTGGTGAAGAGTCTGGGGCTGATGTAGTAGATACAATGGCAAGCTACGGTGCTGAAGAAGGTCAATTGGGTGAAGCAGACATTGAAGAAAGTCCATTCAGCTGGGCCGCAAAGAACACACCAAAAGGTAGTAAGTTCAGTTTAGGTGGTAAGGAGTTTGTAAAG